GATTCAATAGCCTGGACATAGATACTGTCCCGCACCGGCCCGTGCCAGCTGAAAACACAAAGCGTTCTTTACCCATTGCACGCCTCCACATCCGGATGGACAACAGGCTGATGGGCCCCGATGGCCCGCTCAATTTCGGCAATCTTTTGAATAATAACCGCTGGGTCATGAACTCCCATGCACGGCACCGGGCAGTCCCGCACTTGACCGGAGCACGGCCCCAACCCCGGGCAATCCATTAAATAATCTGGTTTCAGGCAAACCAGGCACCCGGCAACCTGATCCGGCTGAACCACGTTGGCATTGCCACACCCAAACAGACAAACCTGGGAGACACCCAATGCACCGGCCAGGTGCGATATAAACGAATCCACAGTCACGGCTATGCTGGCCTGCGCCATAACCCAAGCCGATTCCCTATAAGACAGCAATCCCCTGAAGTCACAATCCGCGCCGGCCGGCCAGTCATTGGGGCCACCAAGCTGCACCGTAACACACCCTTTCAGGTTGCGGCACACCTCTGGCATGTATTTATAGGTCCGCATGTGAGGATCTCCACCTGTGGTATGAACCACGCAAACCCGCTTTCCCAGGATGGCCTCCCGAATCTTGCGGCTTTCCGGACGCTTGGGCCGAATATAGAATTCGCCCTTTGACACACCGATCAGGCGCCAGTAAAAATCAGACAGCAGGGAGTTGCAGTTTCTGCCCCAGTGTCCGGGCAGGACGATGTCGTTGTGCGGCGCGTAAAAAAACCGGTACTGGCCGCGGTTTTCCATTAAAAAGGGGTCCCAGTCAATGACCTCGTCAATGTAGGGATTGCCATCCAGGATTTCATGAAACTTAGCCTGTGTCATATACACTAAAGGCAAATCCCCGTGGCGCGCCTTTAACCCTTGCATGGCCTTGGTAGTCATCAGCACGTCACCGGCTGCGCTGTGTTGGGCAAACAAGACTGCGTTTTTGGGGCCTGATGAAAGCCGGATCGCCCGGTTTTTCTTGGGTGTAATTGCAGTGTTAATATCGCTTTTTTGGGCAGCCCATTGATTGATCTTTTCCAGCCCACGATCCGCCGCAAATTGCATGGAAAGCGAATGGCTCAAACAAATCTTTTTCATGGCCAAGCAAATATCTTCAGGGCGGCACTTTCGGGCCTCAACCCACCCTTCGCCATAACCGGTGGGCATGGGAATCCAGGCCTGGTCCTGGCATGGCACCAAGGGCAAACCAGTATCACACAACAATTCTTTGTGAGCGGTGGAATCCGATGCCACCACCGGAATGCCACACATCATCGCCTCAATCACCGTCCAGGACAGCCCTTCTTGCAAAGAGCAATTAATCAGGCAGTCAAATGCGTTGTAAATGCCAGCCATCTCTTTTTCAAAAAATTGCTGACCAGGCTGACGTGCAATGATTTTTTCTCGGGCAATACCCAAATCCGACACATTTTGGTAAAGGTTAAACTTTCCGTTTTGCATGTCGGTAAACAGGACAAGCCGAATATCGATTCCTGATTTTAAAACATCGGAGTCGTTTAGCAGCAGAGCAAATGCCTGCAAAAGGCCTACCGGGTCCTTTCGGATCTGGTTGGCCCCAACAAAACCAAATAAAAACGCATCATCTGGAACCTGTGGAAAATACCGACGGCGACAGGACAGGGCTTCATAGGAATCCATCCGGTGGTAAGCCACAGGTTCTGGCGGTGCCGGCCGAAAATACTGAAGATGATCCACACGGGGGGACAAAAGGGCGTACCCATACTGAGAATAGACCATTGGTGTATCGGGCATCCGGATCCATTGCAGCCAGTCTTCCCTGACATCGATCAGGTCGTATGGGAATAATGCAATCCACTGAAAGCCAAGCTGGCCCTGCATTTTTTTCAGGTAAGGGAAGATACTAGCATACTGCCAGATATCAAAACCAACAAAAATAACCACGTCAAAACGCATGGCCGCTATCAGGCTCAGTAATTTTTTGCGCCCGTAAAGTTCACTACTACCAGGAGATAAGGAGCTGGTAACCGGAAACGGAAATGGTTGCTCCATAGACCTCTCCGGATCTACAACGGAAGTGTCCACAGAGAACAAGTGGATAGAAAATCGCTGGGCGTCCAGCGTGGTCAGGATGTAACGGGTCATTTTAGCATTGCCGGTGACGGCAAACGGGTTTTCTCCTACAACCAGAACTTTCTGCATTGGTTCACCTCTTTTTTGAAGCGATTGTTAATGTCTGCGCCCACGCCTCATGGCCCGGGAACGGTAAGATAATTTTTCCGGCTATGGCCGGGTATCCTCCTTGAGTACGGCCACATCCGTGCCTTCATACGCAAACCGTTTGACGATGCCAACCCGGTAAGGGGTTTCTCCTGACACCGGAACATAGCGATCTTCAGGCTGGATAATAACACTGGACGGCACGTATAAAAATAATTCCTCGGTGGTGACGTGGCCGATCTCCTCATCAACCAGCAAAGCATTATCGTAATTAGACTCAATTAAAGCTCCGAAACACGGCGACTGCACCGGCTGCCAACCTGGCACCGTGTGATATGGATTTTCCCCCTCAACCTTCTGCATCCGGAGCAACTCCCCGGAAACGTTGCACTTATAAATCACACTGTTGTAAAGCACCACCTCGTCTTCAAATGTTTTCGGGGTGCTACTCATCACAATATTTTTCCTGCCCGAAGAGACAAACTCCACAATGGCGCCAGGGCGCGCATTAGTGTTGTGCGGCAGCATGGTCTCCAGGAAAAACTCCCGATGAAACGGATTGGAAGTCCGGATATTGACCGAATACTGCAAATATTCCTCGGACAAAACCTCCCCGGCCGAATTCAGCACACGTGCCCGGGTGCCGACTTCTGCCAAAACATCTGCAATGTCCTGGCCGGTAGTGGTCATCAATCCTCTCCAGGCTTAAACAATACCGAATTAGACGCCGAATATGTGGTATCCCGACCCAAGTCATCGTACTGAAACCCTGAGTCTATCTGGGTGCCAAACATCTTATAGGCGTCAATGTCACCTTCCGGCTCGGGAAACATTTCCGGCCGCCGCTTCTTTTCCTCTTCAAATTCCCGGTCCATGCTTTTATACATGTCCCGATAATGCTCATGGCGCTGCTGAAGTCGAAAATTTTCCACCTGGAATTTCCGGGCGGTGCCTGATGCCAGATAAAAAAACAAATGGCGCTTGGCGCGTTTTTTTATCCACAAAACCCGGTATTTATTATCTGTAGGCAGGTCCCAGGTTTCCATCTGAGCATCATCTATGGCATTGGCATAATCGGCCGACGACAAATCTGATGTCGCCTGGCCGATTTCCTGCATGATCTTGGTGATCATTTCTTCAGCTGTCATAGAATGCACTCCTCGTCAGGATAAAACCGCTCCCACTTCTTTCGGGCAATGGCCAGAACAGCTTCAGATACATGACGGAATTTAGAGAGATTAATATTGACATAGTCCATAAAAGAAATGTCATTATCCGTGGCGTCCCTACGCTTGCGAATCCACTCGTTGACAAATTCTTTTTCCTCATCGGTCAACGGGCGTCGATGGTTATCGGCTACTGCTTTAACTTCATCATATTGCTGACCCGAAACATCTTGCTGGAGACCTGCACTATCAGCGGCATGCGTTTCGCCCCCCCCTTCTCCAAATGATTGATCACCTTCAGGAGAATTTTCTTTTGGAGTCCGCACCAACGTAAACAGATGCGGACTCCGTTTAATAGATACAGCCACAGACTCTTCAAAGGGCGGGGTAAACGCAGTGCCTTTTTTCACCGGCCTTGGCCCACCCATGTTGACGGTACGATTTAAAATAGCTTTGACAATATCTTCCATGTCTACACTCCTTTGCATGGATTGATTACCCGCTTATAGATGGCGAGCTATCTATTTTTATCCCAAATTAAGGGATCACCTTCAGGATATAGACCGCATCCCGATGATACAGAACCGGCAGGCCCTTGTCCTGCACCCTGACAAAATACCCATCAGGTTCAATTTCGGGCCAGGAGTCAATCTTCATACCCCAAACCCGCTCGTTTCCATACGGTGCCATCATATACTCAGCAATCGGTCCGTCGTCCACGTTGCGAGCAATGAAAATCACGTAATCGTCTGGCACATAGAACTGCACCATGGTGGCCATGTCTTCGCCGGCCTTGTAGCTGTTTTCCGGAGCAGCTGCAACCGTCACCTTGCCGGAGGCCTCGTCGACCGCGCTGATGGTCACGTACTCATAGGAATTGTCCTCTGAGGTGTCAATCAGCTTCAGGCGGGCGCCCACTTCCATGTCAGACGCGTTGTCCACGTAAATCTCGGTGGTCGAGTCCCCGGTGACCGCAGCGGTCAGCGTGGCTTCCACTTCGTAGACCTCGTCATAGACGGAGATGTCGTCTGTGGGCAGCAGGCTGTTGACAATTTGCGGGTTGGCTCCGATGACCTTGTGCACCTTTCCGCCGTACAAATCTCCCTTGGCAAAGGCTGATTGCTTTAAAAGCCCAACGATGTCATCATCTCTGGCCATATACTTGAAGGTATTGCGATTCATGATGGCCTGAATGTTGGTGCCAGCGCAATCGTCCTGGATGGTGCCCACGCCAGTGATAAAATCATCAATAATATCTTTTTTTTCACCGTCGGCCCAGGATTTGGTTGCCCCGTTGGTAACAATGTGGGTATCGGGAAGCGCATAGTCCACCGCCGTCACCCGGTTATCCTTGGTTTTGTAGGAAAAGCTGCCGGACCCCAGCATTTTGGCAAACATCCACTCCTTGCGCCGGTAGCTCCGGTTGGTCAGGTTGAGCATCTCCCGGGCCAGCGTGGCCTTGGCGGTCTGGTGGACGTTTTCCGTGCCGGGTTTCCGGAGGTTGTTTAAAAACTCCTCGTCAAAATAGAGCTTTTCGCCCCAGAAGGCCGCACGCGCCGAATGGGGCTTGGCCCCGCCGATATAGCCCCGCGGGGTCAGCTGGCCCGGGCCCTTGAAAGGCGCCATGCGCCGGCCGCCGGTCTGGCTTTCCCATTCAATGGTGTCGGACTCGGCCCGAAAATCCGGAAACATATTGACAAACATCAGCGCCGGTGGCCGCTGGAATTTGGAAACCAGTCGCCGCAGCACCTCCAGCCGCATGGCTGGAACATCGCTTCTTCCCTTCATGTGTCACCCCCTGAAAAACTGTGCCCGGCCAGGGCGGTTGTCGCGCCGGCCGAACCGGTTTGCGTTTACTTGAAAATGGTCAGCTGGCCGTGCTCGCTGCTGCCCATGTCGGTTTCCGCGTCATCGTCGTAGTTGACAAGCGACCCGGTATAGAGCATGGCGTTGCTGATCAGCAGCTGGCCTTCCGAGGTTTTGGCGTTTGCGCCGGTGCCGGTGTCGCGCGCCACGGGCAGGATTCCGGCGCAGGTGTCTGCGCCCTTGACCGCGATATAGGCAAACCGGCTGGTCTTGAAGTCCGACATGGTCTCGCCGGAAACCGCGGTGACCGAAACTTCGGCCATGTGCGTGTAGGTGTCGCGGTCAATGGCGGAGATCGCGTCCAGGGTTTCAGCGGCCGTGGTGTCGTCGTTGATGTAGACCTCGTCGCCCACGCTGAACTTGTAGCTGTCGTCTTTTCCGACAAACAGCGATGTGGCCCCCTCGCCGCTGTCCTGCAGCAGATAAGCCCGGGCCGGGGCGGTTTCCTTGCCCGTCACCGTGGACGGGTCATAGGGCACGTACCGGCCGCCGTTGCCGTCGCTGGAGCCGTTTTTGGCCATGGCCGTGCCCTTTTCCAGCACCCCGTAGCCTTTCTGCAGGGCCACGGGCGGCGCCAGGGCCATTTTCTCGTCGCTGTAAAAAAGCTTCTTGTACCGCCCCTCAACCCCGTGCTGAACGAACGGTGCATCTGGTCTGTCACTCATGGTTCACCCTCCTTTGGTCAAAAAATTCGTTAAACCGGATCCATTGTCCGGCCATCGGGCCGTCTACTCGGTTTTGCCCCCCTGCCCCACATAGCCGGCCAACTCGTCGGCTTCCTTGTCGTATGCCTCGTCGCTGGCCCGGCCGCCGGCTTCACCCCCGCCGCCGGCGCCCACGCCCATGATGGCGTCGCTGCCCACGTTTTCCCAGTCCGCGATCTCGTCGGCCACGGCCTTTGAAAACCCGTCCCGGTCAAACGCGCCCGAATCGTCCACAAAATCCTTGACCAGTACGCCGTTTTTGGCCTTCTTGTAGTAGCCCACCGGAATGTCGCTTTTGGCCAGGGCCGCGTCCCAGATCCGATCACCGGCGTCCTTGATGGCCTGAAAGGACCGCTTGGCCTCGGATTTTTCCAGGGACTGGATTTTCTCCGACTGGCTCTGGATGACCTGGGTCTGGTTATCGATGGTGGCGCGCATCTCCTGGATCTGCTTGGACACGTCCCCGGCGCTGTCGCCGCCGGATGCCGCCAGTTCGCTGCGGACCTGGGTTTCCACCTCGGAGCGCACCTCGCTTTTGAGGCTTTCCTTGACCTCTCCGGCAACCGCGGTCTTTGCCTCTGCCATCAATGCCTCGTAAGCCTCCGGATTTTTGGTTTTAAGCTCCTGTAAGTCTTTCATACTGTTTACCCCCTTGCCTGTTGAGCGTTTAACGGAATGACGGGACTTGATTTCTTCAAGCGCGGCTTCGTAGGATAAAATTTTACTGGCAAGCCCCGCGTCCACTGCACTTTGGCCGACATAAATACCGGCCTCCATGTTTTTGACCACATCAAAAGACAGGCCCAGATACCGGGCCGTCATTTCCACAAATTCACGACCGTGCTGATCGACCATTTCCTGATATTCCTTTTTGGCCTCATCGGAAAGCGGCTTAAAAGAAGCAAAAAGGTCTTTTTTCCGGCCGTATGTAAAAGACTCCACATTGACACCAAGGCCTTTAAGACGTTCGGAGATATCTTCGTGGACAACAATAGTGCCGATAGACCCTGCCCTGCCGTCGCGATCTATAAATATTTCATCCATGGTAGATATAAGGCCATATGCCGCAGAAAACGCATCCGGGCTGACAATGCCATACATAGGCTTCTGCCCACGATAACCTGCTACTTCTTCCATGGCATTAAATAACCCGATACCAATCCCACCGGGACTGTCATACCAAGTAACAATTGCATCAACTTCGCTATGCCCCTGGGCGGCAGCCATTGCCTGACGGATTGCCGGATAAGATGAAACTATGCCATAGCGGACCAGGTAGGAGCTGGGGTCTTTATTGGTTAACGGACCGGTGACCGGAATAATCGCGACATTATCTTCGATCTTAAAGCCTGGGCGCTCCTCTTCGTCCTCCATAATGAAAAAAAAGTCTTTTATAAGCTCATCTGCAGGCTTGCCGGTCTGAGACATTTGTTCCATCATGGCCGACAGGTTGTACCTGAAAGAATATAACGAATCGGGCTCCATATACATTGTCCGGTTGGCCGTAGCTGCATACATTTCAAGGACTTCGCCGGTCAACCCCTTATAGGCTGCACTATTCATCTGCATCCTCCTCTGGGGAGTCTTGTTTGGCATTGTTGTGTTCTCCCTGCTTTGCCTCGCCCTCTACTCGCTCCTGAAGGCTTTCCGCGTCCATGGTGTAAATTAATTTAGGGTATCGTTTTTCCTCTGTGGCCTTTCGCAGGCGCATGCGGCCGTACCCTCCAAAACCCATTCTTTTGGTAATATCTTTAAGGGGAACGCCTGTGGTCTCAGACAGCGGGCCGTGTTTGGTGCCCAACAGTCCTTTGGCACGGGCCTCGTAATCAATCATTTCCGAAGTGGGGAATGAAAACTCGATTAATTCTTCAGGCTGACGTTTTTTGTATCCAAACTTTGGCTGACCATTCTTGTCAAAAGAAATAGCCTCCCACGACCGGAAATACCTTGGGAACCTGGCAACCTTGTGCTTTAAAAAAAATACGCTGCCCCAAAAATCATGGCGCAAAAACCTTTCAAAATAAGCTATCTCATCTGATGTTCTGTCAGTCATTGGCCCCCGGTGCTCCTTGGCAGATGCATAGGTGCCCTGGCTTTTACCCATCATGGTATTAACAGATTCATTTAATCCTGATGACACCATGTCAAGAATGTCTGTGTCGCTATCTG